CCGAATAATATCGAATGGATAATCTTCTGTGTGTTGACTACTGCAAACAACTTTACTAATACGTAGAGGAGTGCCATCATCGTTGTACTCCATCGTCACCTGTGCTTTAGCATCAGGACCCAGATAAGTTGCGCGACCACTCTTTCGCTCTTCGGTCAATAGTTGAAGTATCTTGTGACTGTGATATATCGCACTCGGCATAAAGTCTTCGGTCTCGGTACACGCATAACCAAACATCAAACCCTGATCGCCAGCACCAAAGTCATCAGTGCCTAAAGCAATATCAGGACTCTGACCATGGATAAGATTGACAACATCTAATGTGTCCCAATGAAAATTCTCTTGCTCATACCCAATCTCGCGCACAACACGACGAATAATACCCTCAATTCTAAATCGAGTTTTCATCGACATAGGAGTATCACTTTTATATTCGCCTGCAACTACCACGGTATTGCTAGTCACTAGGGTTTCGATTGCCGCACGATTGTTTGGGTTCTTCTCAATAAGAAAATCTGCGATACTGTCAGAGATGAGGTCCGCTATCTTGTCCGGATGCCCCTCACTAACACTCTCGCTGGTAAACTCATAACTCATTACTCTTCCTCCGTTTCTCGACTTCCAAAGTCTTTAAGTATTTCTATTAATTCCATTATAGATTGCTGGTCGCGGTTATCATTAGTATCGATCTCGACCTCTATCTTGATAATCATGCAGTGTACCATTCCCTAACTAGGCGCATAGCATCGATCTGTTGCTGAATCAATACAGCATCTTTCACTGGATCGTCATCAAATATTGTCATGCCGGGTGGATGCTTGTTCGCTTCGAAGTCATCAATCTGGCGCGTCAACTCTTGCACCATAATAACATCGACTTGCTCATGTTCCAATTCAATATTAATCGACATTGAGAATCACCTTAACGTGTTCGTAAGCAATAACCGCTAACTTTACACTTTCACTTTCGAATGGCATTGCTTTGGTCCAATCAAGGATCACGTTGATACCAGGAACAATGTATTCACACTCAGCACCGACAGCAACCACTTCAGCAGGTTTATTACCCGTTGTAATATCACCCGATAGAATAATACCACTTGCTAATTCTGTATCTGCTACCGCTATTTCTTTCACTACTACAAACTTATTCAATACAATCATTTTACTCATCATCATCATCCTCTCTTAAATCAAATGCTAACCATACAAACATCAGGACAGTAATGAATACCATTCCTATATAATGTCCGCTACTTAAATCACCCAGTTCCATCACTCTCGTCCTTATCGTCTTTAGCAGACTTTCTTGTGTACGCTACAGGATCACGGAAGAACGACCGTTCGTCTTCATCTAAAATCTCTGTCCAGTACAATTTTGCAAACCCAATCAAACCTCTGATTACCCAATATAAAGCATACATTGAGATTGCCAGAATAATAAAATCCATTACGCTCATGTTTAACTCCTGTTCCTTTCGTTCGCTTCAACCACATTCTCGAGGAACGTCATATCAGTTCCCAACTCTTTGCCTACCTGAATCATTGCACTCATGTCTTTGGGGAAACAATGTCCACCGTAACCGAACTCGCCGTCAGGACCAGGCACTTGTGTATGAGAGTCAGACACTCTCGGGTCTAAACATAACGCATCGATCACACAATCAAAATCAGATACGTCACCGCCTCTATAATCCTCGAACACTTGGAACATCTGATTAAAGAATGATACCTTGGTCGCCAGATAACAGTTGAGGAAGTATTTAGTGAATGCTGCCTGTGATGCATCAGGTAAGAACCTAACATCTTTCAGATTAGGCATAACTGGTTTAAGCAGTTCGTGCCAATAACGCATCTCACCACCACCGTAGACCGCAAACGTGGAATCGGTGAAGTCTTTGAGGTAGTTGAAACTAGTCGTACCGCGAATGTACTCAGGACTAAATGTAATGTTTTCATCACGGAAGTCGAAGAAGACTGGATCAGTTGTTGACTTGACCAAATACTTTACATCACCGTACTTAGAAAATACTTCTTCTAATGCAGTCGTATCACACTTGCCGTCATCTCCCTGAGGAGTAGCAACACACACGATTACGCCTTCGACGATTACATCATCATCGACATAGAGACCCAGGTAAGGATCATCGATAAGAAGTTCAATCTTAGGATGTTCTTTTAGTGCCGCGTGTATCGCTTGACCTACTGGACCATAACCAGCAATTATAATTTTCTTTTTCAATTTATTCGTCACCTAGAAAGTTCTCTATTTTGTTGCCGCCTACTTTATCTATATTGGTGCTTAATCTGTACAAATGCTTGAGCAAATAGTAATACGTGTCCCAGATTAACATGGGTAGAAAAAGCATTATAACCTTATGTTGTCGTTTCATGATACATCCTTTTCGTAGATTTCAATATTCTCAGCAGGAACATTCAGAGCAATCAGATTACGTTTCAACTGCTCGGGATCTGCTACGTTCCACACAATGTGTCTCTCACCTAAACTGTCGATATATTCAAGATTCATTACGTTCATGCTGTTACCTCCACTATCGCACCGGGTTTCCCATCGACGGGAGGCACGTAGATCATCTCCTGCATAATGCCCATAATTTGAAGACGCGGTGCTTCGTACATATCTTCGAACATGTCTGGACTGTAGTGAGTCTGAAACTGGTCACCCTCGTTTACTTCGATCTTTTCACCTTGCGATACAATCTGGAGAGTCTTCAGTGCTAATGTCTGATAAGTTTCATCAATACTTTCGATGACTCCAACCATGTAGCAATCAACGCGAGTAGGGAAGTCCATTGACTTGACAATCTGACCAATTTTATAATTCATTTTATGCTGCCTTCTTCAGTTCAAGAGGAGTATAGATGTAAGGAGTGTTGTAGTTTCCAACATTCATAGAGAGGTAGTGACTGACGTTGAAGTAATCAGTCATTGCATCAGATTCATCGAAGAACTCTGGTCCTTTCATCGCATCTTTCAGTTCAGTCAGGAACGCAACAACAGTGGCATCATCATAGTTCTCTTTGATCCAGTGTTCGTTGACTTGAATATAATCACGCGGTCCGTACTCACTGACAGGCAAAGCACCGAGGATGTCTAAAGCACCACTCTTGATGTTTACAACCAAAACGCTGTGGTGACGAACGGCAATACTACCTTTCATGTTGTATTTCTTGAGGACTGCTTTGATAGCAGGAGCGAGTTCTTTTTTCATTTCTTGACTTACATACGCCATAATCATATCTCTCAGTAATCGTTCGAATCAGGTGTTATTATATCAATGTTTGCTTGGTATGTCAACACTATCCACATTTTTATCGTGAATAGTGATCATTCATGAAACTTATGACACTTCGGCATATGCTTCTTCTGCATTCAGAAAGATACGGTAGGTGTGTTCAACACCCGCTGAATCTAAACTCTGTACATACTCAGCAATATTGCCAAAACAACCAAACTCAACAAAACGTCCAGTACTCATATCAACTAAAACACTCATAATATATCCTTTACAAATCAATCAAATCAGACACTATTATAGCAAAAAAACGAACTGCTGTCAACAGTTCGCTTAGATTGTTTTGTTATAAGAACATAACTTCTTATGCTTCGGGTGGATAACCCTCGTACCAGTCAGTCACGGTGTCAACTCGAAAGGATCGCCATGCTTCTTTGTCTAATGACCATACAGCGAAGTGATCGTTTTCTGATTTCTGTTCTAGTACCTCAGGTACATTATCTTGAGACAGTGCTCGATTGAGGGTGCAAGGCATGATCCTTGTGCCGCCATCATTAATCTTCTCGAACTGAACTGTAACTACGCCTGCTTGTGCCGCTAATAAAAATTCTTCTTTATTCATAAATCACCTTCCTTAACAAATATACCATCAACCATTCGACCCTTTCGGTCCTTAATATCATCGTATGCAACATCTAAACAATGTTCTAATGATAAACCATTACGCTCTGCAATGTTAATCAATACTACCATGATGTCACCAATATCGTCTGCTACATCTAAATTCTTACAGACGTTATCGGATAACTCACCTACTTCCTGAATCAACTTACAAACTTGATCCTTGTCAGTTGCACCATCAATCAGATTCCGATCTATGTGCCACTGCTTTACTTGCTCTATTCTCGCTTCTATCATCCAATACCTCATTATTAATTAGTCTCGCTTTGTCTTGTCTCTCAATTAAATCCCATACTGATCGCTGTCTTCTCTGTAGTGTCCTTACTTGAGCAGTGTTTGATCGCAATGTTATTCTCCTTGGTAGATTTTCTTTAAGTGTTTTTCAAACTCTTCTACTTTGCCAGTTCTATTTGGCCAATAAATGTAATCTTTTTCTGGGTTTTTCTTTAAGTTCTCTAACAATGGTAGAATGCCATTATACAACATATCTAACCTATTTGCAACCAAAATCTCACTTTCTTTTGCAACAGTTACAGTCTCAAGTTCATCCTCTGTAACTGCTGTGAATCCAAAATCGAAGATGTCACTCACTTCGCTAATTCCTTTTCAAGAAATGCTTTGCCTACTCTATCCCACTCTTGAGGCGAAACATCATTCAATGATCTAGCATCAGTTGAGTTTACATTCAACCAATTTATATCTTCGAATGATAACTTAGTTTCAATTACATCTTCACGTGGGAAGTCAAATGTTACATCATAACCTTCGGGTGTGCCAACATGACTTGCCGCGTCATATGAAAAATCTTCTGTCGGCGCTGGCACTTCATGGATACGATCATGCTCATACAGTGCAAGAAATCCATAATGAATAATCTTTACAATATCTTTGCGGTGATCTGCGGGTTCACCCTTCTTACCATATCGACCATTGTACTTGTCAACATTACCAAGAAAGAATCCAATACCATGACCACGATCAACGATTACTTCACTCGACTGTAATCCTCCCTGTCCATAATGACCATCATAAGTCTGATCAATATACTTCATGAACTCAGCAATCAGTTGGTCTTCTCTAAATTTATAGTTCGGCATTTTTGGTCACCTCAATTAACATGGTCTGCGCATCTGATACTTCAAAGGGATCTGTAGGACAATTATTACCGAATCCTCGCTCTTCGAACATTTTAGTAATTCTCATATCTTGAACTAGCATAGAGTATCTCCAAGAACGCTTACCGAATCCAAGATTAGACTTGTCAACTAACATTCCTAGACTCTCTGCGAAGTCTCCATTACCATCAGGCAACATCTTAACATTCTCAATACCAAGATTCTTTGCCCACTGGAACATACTGAAAGCATCGTTCACCGAGGTGCACCACACTTCATCAATACCCGCTTCCATGAACTCATTATAAAGTCCCTCATAACCCGGTAGTTGCTCATTAGAACAAGTGGGAGTGAACGCTCCTGGTAGACCAAAGATGATCACATTCTTTCCTGCAAATAAATCTTTGCTGGTCTTGTACGACCACGCGAATGGATTTGCATCGTCGCTAAAAAATGGTACTCTCATATAAAACATTGTATCTGGGACTAACATAATATAATTCCTATTAATTAATTTTTCTATCGTTTCCATCGTAATCAGTAATGAACATGTTCAGGTCATCATCGACTTCGATACTCTTTGCTTTAAATAATGTAAGCAGGGACTGCCATACGTCTGACATCCCCTCTCTTACTCCTACTGCTTTACCTACATAGAATGATACTACCATGCAACCAATTGCTAATAATGTATGTAAAACTGGATCCATTTCTATTCTCCTAGAACATTTTGATGCCGGATAGATCCTTACCATTTGGTGTACTCATCTGAGGTACATCATTAGCAAGTGTCTGCTCCGAAGGATCAATATCATAGAGGCGCATCTTAGAACGATCAACACCAATAACGAAACGCTTCTCGACGTTCGGATCATTGTAACGATTCTTCAACTGCTTTACCATGATTTGATTGAGACTTGACAACTCTTCGTTACTAATCAATGCGAACATTAGATCAGCAGTTGCGGGTAGTCCGAATGATTCACTAGTATCTTCAAGACCGGGATCAGAGTTACCAAATCCAGATCGTGTAGTCTGTGTCGCAGACATAATAGGAACATTGAACTCTACAGCAAGACCGCGTAACTCTTCAGCGATTGCTTTAATATATGTATAAGAGTTGATTGCTCCACCCATACTCTTCATTCTCGCACTCGCACATATGTTTAAGTAGTCAATGAATATTATATCAGGAACGAACTTCTTTTTCAACTTTAATTCGTTCAACAATGCACGAAAGTGTCCGCTGTGTGCCGCACCAGTTGGATACTCTTTAATGATTAACTTACCATTAGTACCCGAAGCAACTTTATTGACCCTATCACTGAACATCTTCTGCGACATATTCTCTAACTGGTCAATAGGAACATTCAGTAAGTTAGCATCAATACGTTCTGCGATACGCTCTTCTGCCATCTCCATAGTAATGTATAGAGCATTACGTCCTTGTGATAAAGCATTTGCTGCCACGTGACACATGAACAGAGACTTACCAACACCAGTACCAGCAAGACAGATATTCAAAGTCTTATTGGGTAATCCACCCTTAGTGATAGTATTGAACTGTGACAAGTCAAACGGCAGTCGTTCTTCTTGCTCATGGTAAAAGTTATAACGACCCTCAACATCTTCGAGATAATCGTGACCTACATTGTTATCAAAACATACTGATAGTGCTTCGGTGAGAATATCAGGCAGAGCATCTTTAGTAAACGTCTGGTGTTTACCATCAATGACTGCAATCGATTCCATGATAGCGAGATATACAGCACGATCTTGGCACCACTTCTCAGTGGACTCTAACAACCAATCTTCGTTCTCAGGTGAGTGAGTGAAGATGGTTGGCAGAATATCCATCGCGTGGGTGTAAGTCTGTTCGGTGAATAAATCACATTGGTCAATTTCAATCTTGAATGATTCGATAGTAGGTAACGCATTGAACCTACTAACGAACTTAGTGACTTCAGTGAACAATAAAGAGTAAACACCTTCGAAGTACTCTTTTTTCAGATGAGGAATAACTTTACGCAAGTAAGGTTCATTCGTCAACAAGTTTCTTAATATAGTTTGTTCTAAGTCAATCTTCAATTCTATTCCTCAGAGTCAGGGTCACCTAACTGTAGTTGTCCT